CTTATTGTTGACCGCCAGTGTTTAACGATAATATCGAGCGCCCGTCTTGACTTACTTATTTTTCGCCGCATAGGGTAGTTATACGAATGGCTTAAAATAAAGTTCTGCTTCTTTTAGCCGCCGCGTTACTAAGCCGTTTACCTTCTTGCCGCCTGCATTTACCCATTTGCCGAACTCGCGGCTTATGGTAGGGTCGTTTGGATTTGCTTTCACCTTGCTTAATAGCGTTGACTTAGCAAGGGCAGCAGTTCCAAGATTAAAGGCGAAGCTAACCAGCGCATCAAACTGATTTTGGTTGACCTGTGTTGTGTTAAGCAGTGCGTTAACATTCTGCTCGAAGTCGCGCACTGTCTTACGAAGTAAAATCTCAGCCTGCTCTTTGGTGATTTTATCGCCCATCTTTACCTTTTGGTCGTTGGCATAATAGGTGCTGCCATAACCTATTGTTGGCACGTTAGCGCTGCATAGGTAGGCATTAAGCCGCAAGCCTTCAAAGGATTTAATTAGGTCTAAGCCTTTGGGTGAGATTGTCATTAAACAGAGTAGCTGAAGTTAATTGTAAATATTCTTCCAAGAAATTGTGTAGAACCACCATTCGTAAAATTGATTGTTATTGTTTTAGCTCCAGTACTTGCAATTAACCTTATATATGTAAATGTATTAAGTATATTATTGTTATTTTGAGCAATAGAACCTAACACATCATAAGAAGTGCTAAAATTAGATGCTGGGTCAATAGGCAAATCAATAGTACAATCAGCCGCTCCTCCTGCTGTACTATCAACAGTTATGCTACCATATACTGTTACAATATTTCCAACTTTATTAAATATAAAATCAGCATTTGAAACAGTTGTTCCATTGCCATCTACTATGGTAGGCGTATAAGTTCCGCTTTGCGGTTGCCAATCTGCTGCACCATCAGAAGCATCAAGGCACTTATAAACTACTCCGTTATTCATCTCCCAATAGCTGCCAACTTTATAACCTAAATCTACATCGTCATTAACAGTAGGAGCAATAGTTTTGAATTGTACTTTTTCAATGTCATCGCTTGCATCCAAAGAATACAGCGCACCTTGATACCATTCTAATTTTAAGTTCAATGTGCAGAGCAGAGCTATTCCTCCGAGCGGTCCTTCAATGATATTTGTGGTGTTGGTAAGTCCTCCTTCATCGCTTACTTGCTGCAATGTTGGCGTTGGCATATTCCCAACCTCAATCTTTTTGGTTGTTCCTTCAGGGGATTGCGAGGTGTCGCTTACATCAACGATGCAAAGAAAGTCTGCGCTGTCTGCTACTGATAGCGCTGTTAAGTCTGTTATTTTTATTCCTGCCATGATATTGGTTTATAAGTTATCAAAGGTAATAATTTAACCCATTCAATCGAACACTGCTGCACCTCCTCTATTGAAATTATCCAGTTGCCATCTGCATCTTGGATAGGGTTAAAGTAACTATAAGGCATAAACTCAACTCCTATGAGCGATGCAGCTTGTTCTTCTGTGAGTAGGTGTACTTCTATCATACTTGCCTTCCTAAAGTTGTTTCAAACGCTTGCACATCTGTAAAAAATGTTGCTGCTTCTGCATCGGTTAAGCCATCACCTAAGAAGCCAAAGGCTAATTGATGCGGCGTGAATTGCAATGCAGTTCCTGAGTTATTTCTTGCAGCAAAATAAAAGTTAAATGCTGGTAATGATGTCATTGGAATTATGCTACTGCCTAACAATGCGCCTGCTCTAAAGGTTTTAAATACAGTTGATGATGTTCTTGTTGCAACGAATAAAGATTGAGTATTTATTGGATAAAGTATTGGTGAGTTGCCCGATTGGAATGCCCCTTGAGTTACGCTTAATACAATGTTGTGCTGAAGTGTTACAGTTGCTGAAGTACTACTCCCGTATATTCTGTTTCCAGTTGTGTTGTTAGTTCTTGAATAAATACCATAAGAATGACTGTTAGCTGACATTGTTACTGAAGGAATTAGGAAACTATTGCAGTATGCGTTAACTCCATTCGGTAAAGCCCCGTTAGCAGAATGTACCCAAAATCCAAAGAACTGCAATCTAAATGCAACATCCAAATCTCTTGGGTCTTTTAAATTCCAACGATGGCTAAAACTGCTCCCACCAACGAAAGGATAAATCGCCTTCATCTTTGTCCAAGTGCCATTAGCTTTCATTGAAATTACCAATGTGCAGATTGCAGATGTTATTGTAGGGTCGGTGATGCCTGCCGCTGTTAGGAACGCCACCGCATCAGGGTCGCATCCGCTTGGATACCAATATGGGTTGACTAAAAAGCTCATGCGTAAGTGCCGATTAACATTACTTTTAATCCCGTTGCAGTGCCATTGCCTATCTGGTCAATGTCGATTGTTATCTCGGCATCATCTGCAAGAGATGTATCACTAATCACTGGCGGCGTTGCAGCGGTTGCACTTGTCTTCTCAGTGTTATCAATGGTTAGCTTAGTGCTTAAGATGCTTGTTCCGTTTTCGTTAATGTCAACTGTGAAGATGTTTCCGCTTGCCTGCGCTGTTGTTAGCGATGCCCTTACCGCAGTAAGTGTAACTGCTCGTGGCATCCTAAATGTTATCTTTCCATTGCCTACTGTTAGCGCTGAGCCTTCATCTGAGGCAGCAACAACTAATTCAAATGGTGTTGCAAGGTTGCCGCTTCCGAGAATCGAACTGCCATTGATTGTCTTTATGTTTGTGCCGCTTGTTAGCGCATCCTGCTTGTTGTTGAAGGCAGTCCAATCAGCGGATATCAAGAAGCCCTTAGTGCTTCCACTTGCTGCCTGCCCGTTGGTATAGTCGATGCTTATTACTCCTGCCGTTGCGTTAAAGTCGGCAGCACTGAAAGCCGCAGCTCCTTTAGTTGCTCCATCAGCCGCAGCATCTGCAATGCTTATTGCAGGAGTTACCCCACCACTTGATGCAATCGGTGCAGTGCCGCTAACCGAAGTAACCTTTCCATTGAATGTAGTCCAATCAGCAGTGCTTAGCGCACCTCTATTGCTTGCGCTTGCCGTTGGTAGGTTGAAGGTGTGCGTTGATGTTGCCGAGCTGATGCCGAAGTCCGTGCCAGCCGTGCCAGTTGCGAAGTTTTGTACTTGCGCGGTCAAGCCGTTAAGTGCGTTTAGCCCTGTGGTGAACGTGGTGATGACTTGGCAAAGGTTATTGTCTTCAGTATGCAGCGTAATATTGCGCCCCGAAGGCGTTACGAAAATGCGCACTGCGAGCCTATCTGTTGCAAGTAGCACCGTGCTTGGTACTGCAAGAGCACTCACATATAAATCGACCACCGTGCCGCCTGTAATCGCTTCGGGGTTTGTAGCCCCTGAAGATATGAGCGTAAATGTTGCGCCATCGTACTTATACAATTCAATGTAGAAGCTCGGATTGCCACCACCACTCGAAGCATTGAAGTAGGTTTCAAAAGTCCAATTGCCTGAAGGGATTGATAAGAGGTTCGGGTCGCCTGCATCGGTTATGAATTGCGCAATATAGCCATTGCCCTGTGCGTTGGTGCGTGTGAAGTTTGTACCCGGTCCAAGCACAGGCACGCGGCTCATTTCATAGTAGGTATCGCCTCCGAAAGTACCTTGATTGATTGAGCCGTTGAGGTAGTAATTAACCGATGCGCCACCGCCTCCGCCAAGCGGAAAGTTCGCAAGGCTGCCATCACCCCGAACGTATTGGCTCACTACTCCGTTAGCAGTTATATCCACGCTCGGCGTAGTGGTATTATTCGGCACGTTAACGCTGAACGCAGGATTTGTTGGATTCGGTACGGTTGCCGATACCGATGTTACCGTGCCATTGGTCAAAGTCGGAAACGGTGTAGGCGTTCCAGTGCCATCGAGATAGTCGGCATTCGTGCCCGTTGGTACATCGAACTTGCCGTTGAAGGTTGTCCAATCGGTAGAGCTTAGGTAGCCATCTGTTGCCGCTCCCGACTGACTGATGCTGATTGCAGGAGTTGCACCGCCGCTTGATGCGATAGGTGCTGTGCCAGTAACCGAAGTAACTCCACTGCCGCCGCCACCTGATGGAATATTTACCTCAACTACTCCCGGTGATGTAAGTGTTGCAGTTACTCCAGCGCCAGTAAAGTTAAGTGTTGTTGTGTTGGTGCTTACGTTGCTTCCTTCATCTTGAGTTCTAAGAGGTGTTCCGCCTCCGCCACCGATTGCCACCAATGGATCTGCTTCCGTTCCGTTTCCAGTTATGGTAACGCCGTCAACAGCAACCTCAGTTAAGCAAGGTGTGCAAGGTTGTAAGTCAGGAAGCGGGATATCTCCCGTTGCGCAAGTATCATAGCAGCCATCTTCTGAACTGGTGATTACCTGCACATCCATATCAACACTAACGCAAGCCCATTCATAATTCGCAGTTAAGGTCTTAATCTCGTTGATGTAGCCCGTTGGTACAACCTCGTAATTGATAACTCCGATTGATTGCTTGAATAACGGGTCAGTGCCTGATGCGAGCTTGTAGATTCTTGATGCTAACCAATCCTGCGCGTCTTCACCATCGCAAGGTAGGTGTGATTTGCGCACGATGGCGTAAGCGGTAAGCGGAAAGGTAGTAACATATAACTGCTTGCAGCCGCTCATCTTGTAGGCATCCGTCTTATTGACTGTTACCTTGCTGCGCTTTGCCCAAAAAAGCGTGCCATTCTTAGCATCGAAGTTGGTAACAACCTCAGCCTGCCCATTGCCGATGTAATGTACCCACGCTTTGTCGTTCCCGTTGGCGTTAAGCTCGCATAAGCTGAACTGCTTATCGAAGATATTAGCAACCTCAATGCGCTGATTAAGTCTTTCAATTATGGTCTTTAGTAGATTCATGGTTTGCTTAGATTGTTTGCGATTTGTTCCGCTAATAGTTCTGCGTGTAGCTCAAGCATCCGCGCTTGCTCTTCATCTGTTGGCTGAAAGATTGGTCCGTATAACTTTTCCAATCCTTCCACCTTGCCTGCTTCATCGGCTTGTATGTAAATAGCCGACCCGAAGCCCTGATTAAATACACTTGATTGGTCGGTAGCAAATGACCTTTTTAAAAAGCCCGTAAGTTCTAATGGCGGTCTGCCATTCTTTTGCTTGATGAGCGCATAAGCAGGAGTGTATGGTCTTGTCGGTAGCTTTGCCCCTGCGCTATTGCTTCCGCCATTTGTTCCCGTTCCGAAGATGCGAATAAACATCTCGCGGCGCATATCAAGGACCGCGAAAAATAGCGGGGTAAAGCCGCCGCTCCAATCTGCAAAGAGCGCGTCTATTCGTTCGCTTATCTGTTTCGGTGTTGCCATTATGGAAGCGCTGTTACATACTTCATATTCTTACGGCAATCAAAGCAGTTGTTGTCATCAGGCAAGCGCATATTCTGCAACATCGCTGCAAGCTCCTCGTTATATCGAGATGCTGCAATGTCTCTTGCTTCAATTATCGTTTCCCTTGTAACACTCACCGTTGTATTCACTCGAATGGTTGGTGCAATGGTTAGCGAGTAATCGTATATCTCCACCGCCGTTGCATAAGCAAGCGGCATCGCCATCAATCCACCAATGCTGCACAGCCACGCCTCGCGGTCGCAGTTCACATTATAAACCATTGACATACCTTGAGTGTATTTCTTATTTTTGGAAGTTAGCACATCAGTTCCGTCTGTTGTCAGCTCAATTCCAATGGCATCGACAAAGGGGCAAATGTGCGCAGCTCTTACTCCGCCGCCGCAATCGTAGCAACTGCCCTTCTTGGTTATCATTTTTGTTGTATCATAAAGCGACTCATAGACAAAAGCTAAATCTAACTTCCTGCGATTCGCCTTGTAGGTCCTGCCGATAAATTCCTCAACCGCCTCTGATTGATAGTTGAATGTACCAACGAGCTTAAGCGTCTGCATATCAAATACCAATATCGGCACTGGCGTTGCCATTGTATATATGTCAATCTTTAGGCTCGATAAATAGAAGTTGAGAAAGCTAAGTTGATTCGGGTCGATGGTTACTCTTATGCCTGCATACTTGCCTGCACCGAGCGCTAAGTCAACATTGCTTGCATTGGTCAAAACTTGTCCAATCCTCTTGCTATCAATAACAGTGTCAGCCTTCATCATTGGAGATAATCTGCTAAGCATATCGCTTGACATCTTGCGCCAAGCAAACGCAAGCTTCGCATCAAACAGCTCAACACCGCTCATATATTGGTTAGTAATTAGCTGCCCAAGTAAGGTTTGATTAATTCCTAAATCATCTATATATAGCCCCGTTGTAGGCTCAGGTCTATCGCATCCCTTCAATCCTAATAGTTTGTCGTAACACATTTCAATTGGATATTTTATTTGCAAATATAAAAAAAAAGGAGAGGCATACACCTCTCCAATTCTATTGCGTTAGTAGATTATCTCCGCTCTCGCTCAACAGTTCATCCAAGTCTTCACTTAGTAGAAACTGCGAGCCTAA